CTACACTAATTCTTGGTTTGGGTACAAACTTTTCAACCTACAATATAATATGCCGTATGACTGCCAGTGATTCAACTATTATAGAACAGGAAGTTAGACTTCGTGTGGTGGAGAAAAACTAGATGGCATATGATTTTCTTGGCTTAACAAATGATGTATGTCGTAGGTTAAATGAAACAGAGTTGACATCTACACAATTCGGTACCACTACAGGAGTCTATTCTCAAATAAAGGACGCTGTAAACGCTGCTATACGAGACATAAATCAATCACACTTTCAGTTTCCCTTCAATCATAACTTTGATACAATTACCTTGACTGCAGGACAGCTACGGTATCCATTACCTGCTAATGCTAAATACGTGGATTTTGATACAGTTCGTCTTCAACGTAGTACTACTCCTTTAATAGACAATGCTCGTAGATTAACACAACTATCTTACGATGAGTATATTAGTAGATTTATTGATGAAGAGTATAAAACGGCTACTCAGGGATCTGCTCCAGAGTATGTTATAAGATCACAAGATAACGACATAATATTTGCTCCGATTCCTGACGCAGCATATTCTGTGGAATACGAATACTTTATGTACCCGGCTGATCTTTTAAATGACACAGATGTACCTACAATTCCCTACAGATACAGACATGTTATTACAGACGGTTCTATGTATTACGCATATATGTTTAGAGACAATTTAGAGTCTGCACGTACTTCTTTTCAAAAATTTGAAGACGGAATGAAACGTATGCGTGTACAAAATGTAAACGAGAATATTTATGCAAGGGCGGTTTAAATGCCTGATCGTTGGACTACCAACGCCTTTGAACTTAAAGGCGGTTTAATTACTAATTTATCTCCGTTGCAACACGGTCTAGGTGCGCCGGGATCTGCTCGTATCCTACGTAACTTTGAACCATCACAGTCTGGTGGATACCGACGTATTGAAGGATACAGCAAGTGGAGCAGTAGTGCGCTTTCAAATAGTGGTCCTGTTAGAGGGCTTGTATACTACGGTGGAAATGTATACGCAGCACGAAACACTGGGCTATATAGATCAAGTGGTAGTGCATGGACAGAAGTAACCAACAACGCCACCTTTAGTAGTGCAGGTGTAAACTTAAATGCTGGTTCTGGTAAAGTACGTTTTTTAAAATACAATTTTGATGGTACAGAAAAAATTATGGTAGTAGACGGTTCAAGTAAGCCGTTTACTTTTAATAACACAGTATTTAAGTCTCTAAGCTCATTGTCCTCTGACTTTACCGGAGCAGACTTTGTAGTAAATTTTAAGAATCATATATTTATAGCAAACAACAGAAAGCTCCTTTTTTCTGCACCTTATGAAGATGAAGACTTTACAAGTGCGTCGGGTGGTGGTATAATAAACGTAGGCGATGAAGTAACAGGCTTAATAGTATTTCGTGATCAACTTATTATATTTAGTGAAGGTCGGATTAATCGTCTTGTAGGTAATAGTGTAGCTGACTTTACGTTACAACCCGTATCTCGTGATCTTGGTTGTGTAGAAGCAGATACCGTACAAGAGATAGGTGGCGATGTTATATTTTTAGGACCAGACGGTCTTCGTACATTTTCTGCCACTGATAAAATAGGAGACTTTGGACTAGCAGTAATATCAAAGCCAATTCAAACTGAGATGTTAGATTTGGTAAATACAAATTCCGTGTTTTCAAGTTGCGTTATACGTGAAAAGAGTCAGTACAGAATATTTGGATATAATAGTTCTCTTCAACCTACTGGTTCTAAGGGTATAGCAGGAACACAACTACAAGATGGCATTGCATGGAATGATTTAAGAGGATTTAAAGTATACTCTGCTTGCAGTGAATATGATGGCACTACAGAGTACGTGTTTTTTGGTGGAGATGATGGCTACGTATATCGAATGGAACAGGGTAACACTTTTGATGGTGTTAATATAACTGCTACATTTGCTACACCGTTTGTTCCATTACAAGATCCAAACCTACGAAAGACACTGTACAAAGCCACAACTTATTTTGATGCGAACGGCATATTTGATGTTCAACTATCAATAAAGTACGATTTTGACCAAGCAAACTCCGTACAGCCCATACCAATATCGCTTAGTAACGCTACAGGTACATCGATAACATACGGAACAGGAGTGTTTGGGACTGCAACTTTTGGTCAAAAACAACGTGCAATATATCAGGTTCCAGTAACGGGATCTGGTTTCACTGTTTCACTTTTATATGAAACGCTAGGACAAACAACCGACTCAACATTTACCATAGATGCTGCGACTGTCCAGTACGCATTGTATGGAAGGAGATAACAAATGGGTACAGGATACGTAAGAAACGATAGCTCAAACAACATTGCAGATGGTAACGTAATTAATGCGTCTGACCTCGACGGTGAGTTTGATGCTATTCAAGCTGGTTTTAACGGCTCAACAGGGCATAGCCACGATGGTACAACTGGTGAAGGTCCGAAGATTGACTCCGGGGGTCTTGCAGCGGGAGCGGTAGATGCTACTGCTGTTGGCAACAACTCTGTTGCGCTAGGAACAAAAACAACTGGCAACTACGTCGCTGCAGGTGCAGTGTCGGGTGTTGGTTTGTCCGGTTCTGCAGGTGCAGAGGGGGCAACATTTACCGTAACGTCTAATGCGACAGATGCAAATACTGCAAGTACTATCGTAGCGCGGGATTCAAACGGTGACTTTGCTGCGGGTGCAATTACTGCAAACGGTAACATTGTAGTTACTGGTACAGTAGACGGACGGGATATAGCCACAGACGGTAGTAAGCTTGATGGCATCGAAGCTTCAGCTACTGCTGATCAGACAAACGCAGAAATCAGAGCCGCCGTAGAAGCTGCAACTGATAGTAATGTGTTTACTGATGCTGATCACACTAAGTTAAACGGTATTGAGGCTTCTGCCACTGCCGACCAAACCAACGCAGAAATTAGAACTGCTGTAGAAGCTGCAACTGATAGTAATGTGTTTACAGACGATGACCACACTAAGCTAAATGCTATTGAGGCTTCTGCTGATGTTACCGACGGTACAAACGTAGGTGCAGCCCTAACAGGTTTTGGAACTATAACTTCAGTAGCAACTGACGATATAGTGGCAGTGTATGACACCTCTGCATCAGCGTGGAAAAAGGCAACGACAGCAAACGCTGTTGCAGCAGGTCCAACAGGTCCAACTGGGCCGACAGGTCCAGCAGGAAGTGACGGAAGTGCTGGAAGTGACGGTAGTGCTGGTCCGACAGGTCCAACTGGCCCGACAGGTCCAACTGGTCCATCAGGAGCAGCCGGAACTCCGTCTAGCTCTTTTAACGCTGTTGGATCTTACGCTGCATTGTACAGTAATAACGGTTCTTCTGTAGCTGTGGGTAGCACTAATGCAGGTAGTAGCCTTAGATATGGTAAGGCTAATTCAAGTAGTCAGGCTTATATGGCAATCGCAGCATCATCAAACAGTTCCGGTGGAAGTTCTGTGAGCGGTACATGGAGAAACATGGGTGCGAATTCCCACCAACGATACTACAGTGACAACTACTATTACGGTGTAGCTTTGTACGTACGAACAGCATAACTTTAAACTCAAGGGAGTATTTAGAATGGACTATAGAAACGCAAAATTCACGGGGGAAGCTGAAATAACTTGTGAAATAAATCACGAGGAGCATGGGTGGATTCCATTTACCTGTCATCGTGATGATAGCGGTGCTTTGTTTGATGTTGTTACTTTGTATGATACGATGGCAGCAGATTCAAACACCGAAGCATATGTAGCACCTACAGCAGAGGAAATCAAAGAAGATTTATCTCGTGCCGCAAGAGCCGACAGGGGTAATTATCTACAGCAATATGTAGACCCCATCGTGAGTAACCCTCTCAGATGGGATGATTTGACTTCGGATCAACAGAATGAACTAAAAACCTATCGTCAAGCTCTGCTAGACGTACCAACCCAATCAGGATTCCCAGAAACCGTAACATGGCCCACTAAACCTGATTGGATTTAAAGAATGCAAACGACTGATGATTTTATACACGTTGTAGACGACGTATTAACTGAAGAAACATGTATAGATGTAATAAACTCTTTTGAATACGCACACAAATGTGGACAGAGCTATCAAAGAAATAAAGAAGAAGAAACTTTAACAAAAGATACTTCTTTAAACCTTTCTGAAATACATATGGATGCTGTTGATAGTGTAGTACCAAATAACAATGTACTTCTTGTTGCAAAACAAACAAATGATCACATAATGTCATACGTTGATAGGTATAAAAATGGTATTACTAACACTATTACAGGCTTAGAAACTGGTAGTTTGGGTATATCACCGACAGGTTTTAAAATACAAAAAACAAAACCATCTGAAGGTTATCATATATGGCACTGTGAAAATGCTAATCCTCTCAATAAAACAAGATGTATTAGTTTTATCTTGTACCTAAATGATATTGAGCAAGGGGGCGAAACTGAATTTTTGTATTTGTCAAA